TCGCAGCTACTCTGGTAAGTATTTGCCTATCATCTGAGCGTCCGTACGGTTCTCCTCAGACACGCTAGGTACTTTCATTGGCCCAGCACCAGGACCCACACGGGAACCATCAGTGATGGACTCCGTAGGTCGCTGCGTGGGACTGAACAGAGGAGCGGCCTTAGCCTGACCTGCACGAACAGCACTAGAAGTAGGAGCCGAGGCACCACCTTGAGACTGATTCATCTTCGCTGAGGTTTGTATCTCATTGAAATCATCGTTCTCACCGTGAGGCATACCGGTCATCTTTGCTCCAGGTTGGCCGTCAGTACGGGAAGAACCAGCACCAGGGTTACTAACAGGAGAAGGATTGCGAGGTGTTCTCGCCCCTCCATGCTTGCCATCAGCCATAGTATCTCCTAGATCTCTGTCTGACGTTTAACGCCAGCACTCAGTTGTGGTGACCCACCCGAACCCATAGAGGCTAGAAGAGTCTGTACGTCAGGTCGTCCCCCCTCAGAAGCAAGGGCATCCAAAGGACTGCCGCCTGCGGAAGGACCAGCAAGAGGATCACCCTCTGCACCTTCAACCTCCGCAGACGCAGGATCGGGTTCAGGAGGAGCGAAAGCCTCCGACACGATCTTCTCGATAGGCTCGCCCTTTTGGCGACCTATGATAATAGCGGAGAGTTTGGCTAAAGCGTCACCGGGATCTTGCCCCTGTTGAGCCATAGCCGGGATGCTTTGAGCATACATAGCGACTGCACCTTTAAGTGCGTCACGCATCTCTTCAACATCCACTTGGGTTTCTTCCTCAGACGCATTAAGCGCGAAAGGCATTTGACGACGCAGGAAGTCACGGGAGATAAGCTTATCCCCACGGGCCTGCAAGCCGAATACTAGAGCCCTGTTGGGGTCCAGTCCTGCCATCAAACCGTACTGAACGTCTACGGTGTAGTCGCCCTTAATGTCCCGTGAAGCCTTGTATGCAACCTCATACGGGGCACCATCAGCGTTACCACGGATAGTCTTAGTTATCTCACCGAAGATTACCTCATCAACCATGAGTGCTTTACGAACAAGACGCTCGAACGTACGTGCGAACATCGCTTGACCGGTACGAACCTGCGTATCAAAGCCAGACATGAGAGCCTGGACACCTTTACCTGTTACTGTGCTACCGTCAACGTTACCGTTACGGGCATCAGGGTACCGTGAGCCTTGGCGTAGTTCCTGATCAAGGATACTCTGCTGAGCGAACGCAGCATTAGGAACCTCTAGAGGGATACGACGGACTTGGTTACCTTGAGACGTACGAATAATAGAGTCAGGCCCGAACGCTAGTTCTTGAGCGTCAGGAGGGAGAACGATAGGTGCCTGCACGCTCTTCTGCGCAGCCTCAAGACTGAGGAGGGCGAAGCGTGCCTTAGCAACCTGTACCGCAAGGACATCATCGAACTGTCCGTGGCTCTCGTTGTCCACACCTGGTCGTTGAGTCCACTCAAGTAGGCACTCACCCGTAGCGTTAGGGGTGGATTCCAGTATCATGGAGTCAGAGTTAGGTAGGAAGATCATGTCAATGGTACTGTCGTGGTAGCGAACAACCTCAACTAGGTCATTTCCTTGCCCACGGTTATCTAAAGTACCAGCAGCGTGAGGGTATTGAGCCTTCAGTTCGTCACGCGAACGCCAGAACTGGAAGAACCCAGCCTTAATCTCACCCCAACGGTCAAAGACCGGGTAGGCACCGATCGAGTCAAGGAAAGTAATCCTAGGCATGTTGGTTTCAGGGTCTAGTTCAACGATGGAAGGAACGAACCCGTACGTGAAGTACCGATCCGCTGCCGTGTACATCTGAACCTGCACTGAGGAATGGTCAATGTAGCCGTTAACGATACGTGTACGCTTCTCAGCGAACTGACGGGCCGTGTCAGTGGTTGACTTAGCCGACGAACAGTTGAACGCAGGTAGAGGGGCTAGAACTTCAGAGAGATCTCTTGCCGCAACGTCAACCATGTTAGCGACGATACCTTTATCGAACGGTCCTTCAGGGAACAAGTCAGGGAATACGTCCCTCATACGTCCTTGACGTACAGCCAGGACATCCTGCATACGCTGATCCCTAGCAGCGAACGTGCTTTTAGTACGGATAAGTAAGCCCTGAAGCTCACGCATCTCTAAAAGGTTCTTCCCATTCATGTATACTCCTAAAGCATAGGTCTAAATCTTCTATCCGCCTCAGCCTCTAACAGGTTGACGGTAGTCTGGTTACTTCGATCCCACGGTGTGAGGAAACTGTTCTTAGCGTGACTTGAACCCATGTTGCTGTACAAAGTCACACGGTCCCGGCATCCCAGTTCACAGAACCACAAGGCCATAACGATGTCCGTCTTTTGCCCTTTAGGGGCAGCAGGACTCCACGACACTAACTGCTCAACCAGCTGCTTAGCAGCCTCAGACTGTGCCGTACTAGGAAGCTCGATCATCTGATGACCGTCCTGGTAGCCAGCCCACAACGTAGTCATGGACGCGACCCCGAAGTCGGAGTCATGCTTATTAGTGCCAGTGAAGTGAGGCTTAATAACGGTACCCCGAGCAGCACAGTACTCGTTCAACTCCCTATCGTGGACAAGGAAACCCTGAAAACCGTTCTTCTCGATACGCCATTCAGCAACGTTGTAACGTGAAGTCCAGTCCTTGATCAGGTTCCGCATCTCCTCAGGAGACATACCAGCTTTATTAGATACGTCCAAAACGTAACGCTTATTAGTAGTAGGGTCTAACCCTATAACCACCGCTGCGGTATGACCCGAAGAGGCAGGGTCGAGCCCAGCGATAATGATAAGACCGTCCATCCCTTGGGGCCGACAGTTAACCATGCCCTTCGGGATAGCACCAGTAAGTCTATTGCCGTTAATGCTAGAACGAAGAGCCTCCATGCTGAATATAGATTCATCGGCTACCTGCTGTTGCTGGTATACCATGCTCCATACGCGTGGAGTCATACGCTTACGTTTCTTAGAAAGCCTAGGGCCGTTCCATTTAACGTACAAGTTGTCACCATTAGGCTCAGTATCGGCACCCTTAGCGCCAATCTCAGCCTGGTTAGAAAGAGGCCACAACGTTACCCAATCCTCAGGTTCTTCCTCAGCCTCCAACACGGCAGGCATAGCAAGGTACGTCCAAGGTGACTCATCGTCAGGGTAACGGTCAGGATCTTTCAATTCACTATATAGGTCTTTCGACTGCAACCGCGTACCCACTACGAGTAGGGCACCAGAAGCCGAGATACGCGAGACCACCTCCGATTGTATCCAGTCTATCTGCTTATCGTAGTCGTGAGCATTAAGACTGTCAATGGCATCATCAAGAATAATCAAGTCTGCACGGGCACCATAAATCTGTCCCCGAATACCCAAAGCCTGAACCGTGGGGTCTTTCTCACCAGAATCACGAATGTTCCCAGACACATAAATCATGTCCTGGTTCCACGCTTCACTGTCCTTATCAAACCCACCCACAGGCCCGTACTGCCGAATAAGCTCAGCGTAACGAGGATGAGTAAGACGGGTCTTAATAGCGAACAGCATCTTCTTAGCCATGCTCTGAGTCTTAGAAACAACCAGAATACGAATATTCGGGTTCATCGCTATACGGTACGTCACATAGTTAATAGTGACACTCGTAGTCTTGGCGTGCTCAGGAGGCATGTTGGCGATAATCAAATCCGACTCGCCCTTATTGTACGTCATAGAAGGATGAAGCCAACCAGGCTCCGCCCCCTCGATCATATCCACGACATTCTGCATGTGAGGAAAAACCCTCGCCCCTAGATACTTCTCCGAGAACTGAGGAAACGGGATCTCTTTACCCTTCACATCTTTCGTCATCGTGTTCATGTTCTTCACGCGAGCAACCTCAGCAACGAACGCCGGATCCTCACGCCTCCACCTCTCATAGGTGGTAATATTCCTATCAACTGCACGAATGGCTGCCCTAATTGTGAGGCCCTGCTGCAACTGTTGAAGGAACAAATCTTTCGCTTCTTCGACTGTACCGGCCTTGCGGCCACCTGGTAAAGCCATAGGTGAAGCTCCTAACTGGAGGGGGTACAGAGGGGGTACCAGTAGGGGTACACCCGCCATGAAAAAATATTTTGGAAACTTGCGGTTAGGTTAGCCTTGGTGACCATGAGGTTAGCCCGAGAACCAGGAGTGTTTACTGAGCGGTAGCGAAGTGCCTTTGGCAGTAGTTTACTGAGCCGTAAGGCGAAGTGCCTTGCCCCGCTCCTTGAGGTCGCGGAGCCCCTAAGGCGGAGCGGTTTCGGTTCCCTCAGTCGTTCGCTTCGCTCTCTCCTTCGGTAGCCGTTTCCGTTTACGTCCCTACCCTATATTACGAATAACACGACCCCCAACACCGGTATCCGCGACACAGTTGCGACACAACCCCCCGTTATCCACAGAAAACACCTGTTATCCACAGAAACGTTAACACTAGTCAGTACGCACCGCACCCCCCAACATAATACAATACGCAATAAGAAAGAGACTATATAGTTCTTATCCGCGCGCGAAACACAAACGGTCGGGTCAAGTTCACAACCGCACAATCGTCCGATATGCGGTGAAGCTGAGAGCGATTCTAAGACGTCAGGATCTGCCGGGTACCGGTAGGGGGTGGGGAGTGAAGATAGGCCCCCGGAGGTACCCTTACGGGCCTCGATCCCGGAGCTTTCCCACCCCATCCCGGAGGATCCTAGAGGAAACCCCGACGAAACCGGGACGGGAGGACACGGAGAGACGGTGACTATCGAAGGGGTGTCGAAGGTAGGACGGGGATGGATGGATGCCGAAGGAGTATCGAAGGAGCTCCGAATGACATTGTGCCCCCGTGTCTTTCAGTCCCGAAAATCTGCCAATATATTTTCGCGCTACGCGCCGGACCGACCGACGGAGCGACGGAGGTTCAACCGGGAAGCCGGGAGGCTCCGCTATGGCTCCGCCGATGATCTGCCGATGATCTACCGATGGTGTGCCGATGGTGTGGGGATCCCTGATCCCTGCCGGGAAGTGCTTCCCAATTCCCCGTCCCGATGGTGTGAGTTGTGGGATCAACTAGAAAAATGTCAGCACACGCGCGCCAGGTAACGACCGATTACCGGACGTTCGAGCAGGTATTCATAGGGGGAATTAAAGAAAGTTTGGAAATATCCCTAATAAGCTTGACAAGCGGAACCGATAGATGATTGAATACGTCCTATCAGCAACCAACCAAACGAGAGGCACATCATGAATGTAGAAACATTGTTAGTCGGAGGCACCACCCGTTACCTAGGACCGACAGAGTCCAGAGGATCCCGGATCAAAGTGACGATCCACGGAATGTCTAAGACTTTCCCTTACAGCTACTCCGCCCGGAACGCACACGTTGACGCCTTCCTCCGGATGGTGGAGTGGTGGGGTTACACAGTGATCAGCGGAGCTCCAGACATGCTAGGGAATTATGACGACGAAGCGATGGTGCTATTCATTGCCGACAGTGAGAGCAAGAAAGGATGCATATACGCCGTGAACGTCACTCACCCCGTAGCCTAAGCCCGTTTGCTTTGCTTGCTACCGGAGCCGAATGAGTGCCCGGTAGCGAGTTGACCACACGGTCATCACCACCCAACGAGAGGTAAGACGATGAAGCGAAACACCCGCCAGATCCTGAACATGACAACGGCAGACTTTGACGCCCAATTGGAACAAGAGGCAACCGACCGCCTAGCAGGACACCGCACCCATAAGTCAGACACAAACGAAATGGAGCTAACACGATGAACACGGAGCAGACATTAGAAGCTTACGGAGCCTCAGTTACCGCCGTCGGCGGAGCCCTACAAATAGCCGGAATGGTAAACGGATACCGGGAAGCCCGCACCTACTACGATTACGACCTCACCGAAGCCACCACCCAATGGCTACGTGAGTTTGGTCATGAGATCACCTGCCGGTATTGCGGAGGCACTTCGACGGAGGCGGAGCTCACCCAATATTGCACGGAGTGCGTGGACGCTCATGAGTCCCGCGCATGCGATACGGCAGGGTATTGTGAGATCTGCGATACGGTCAACACAGAGCCGGATGGGTACCTTTGCGTTGATTGTATGTTTAGGTCTGAAGGCGTGCATGAGGACGACGCACCCCTCCGAAACGAGAAGGGTCACC